AGTTACCCTATACAGTAAAGAATCAGGTAATGAGTTTTCAACAACTAGATATTATCAATATGTATCTAATACACATAAATGGCAACCAGCAGCACTTGTAATTGATGGCAGTTTAATCGTAAAAGATACAGTCAGCGTTGATAAGTTACTAGTAAACGGAGCCATGGTTACTAAGTTATTTGCTGAAGATGTTACTGCAACAGGGACTATCACGGGTGCGACCCTGCTAGGTGGTAAACTTGAGGTTTCCAGTAATACTTCATCCAGAAAAGTCACAATTGATTCTGCTGCAAACTCACCGCTAGTTATTAATGACGGCACGAATGATGTACTACGCTTTGATGCCGATAACAAGTTGCAACTATCGGGTGGTCTTGCCGACAACACGATAAATAACCTTAGCATGTTTAGCAATTCAATATGGTCGCAGATAAAGTCTCCAATATCTGAGGGGGCTACGGGCGGTTCTTTCACAGCAGCGACAGCTTCAGGCGAATCTTCTATCACTAGCGTTGTAACTATGACTAACGTTAATACTAGTGAGTTAACGTTGGCAGTTAGATTTAATAGTGATTACTGGGACACAACCACAGTTCGCCCAGATTGGACTCTGACTGTTAACGTAAGAACCTGTGCTGTAACAGGTGAAGGTAATTATACTGCGTACACAACTATTCACAACCAAATGTATAGCGGTTACACAGAGACTGAAAGTGGAGAGGGAACGCGTTCGTCTATTAGCATCAACTATGTAGGCAATAACACACCCGCTGCGATTACATTGGGAGGCGACGTACAGGTTCAATACACTGTTACTCACAATGCAGGTTCGCATACGAGTGGCTGGCTAACGTCAGCATCCGCGTCACAGACAGTGGCGGGTGGAGGCCAAGCTGGTGCGGCTACACTTCTGAATGGTAAAGAAGGCTCTTATTACCTGAACTACAATAATTTCAGCAATACGCCAACCGTGCTGGCCAACGATGGAACCAGTACAGGTACTTATTCTACGTCAGGAAATATTCAATCGGGTAGGGGTTCTGGTGGTGTTGCGCTTACTATCAACGATGGATACGGTAATGCAAATGTAACATTTAACCACCAAAAAGGAGTCCCAGAGCAAACCGGTAACGCTGCACGAATTGAGTTTAATACAGATGGCACCTCCAATCCTACGATGACTTTTGAGTTAGGCACTGGTACTTCAGGGGCTGCTTTCCAAACTCCCACTATTCTGACTTTAACCTCTACGGGTGCGGCTGTTACTGGGACTTTATCTACCACAGGCGGCAACTCTACCGACTGGAACACAGCCTACACTTATTCTCAGGTTGGTCACGTACCCTTAGTTGGTGGTACGATGACTGGTAACTTAACTGTATCCAACGGTGCTCCTTCAATTAAGTTTAATGACACAGACTCCGGCGCAGATGACTTCTGGATTCATATCAACAGTGACATATTCTATATACTTACAGATCGTGATGACAGCGGTAGTTGGGACGGTAATCACCCCCTCCAGCTTAGAAATCCTACTTCGGATGGGTTGTTATATGGTGCAGCTATCTACACGGCAAATAACTTTGGTAAGACTCAGATTGATGCACTTAATGTAGATGCTTCCACGGTAGATGGTTACTCTCTCTCAAAGGATAATGGGAATGGGGACACTATCGCACAGCGTAACGGTAGCGGTGACATTCACGCGAGACTGCTACGTTCTTCCTATAGTAACCAAAATACTATAAGTGGAGCCTTGGCGTTTAGAGTGAATGGCACGAATGACAACTATAACCGCTATTGTTCTGATCGTGCTGCTATCCGCACTTGGCTGGATTTGTATAACAAAGGAGAGGCTGATGCTAGGTATGTAAACGCTACTGATGGTCTATTGGAAGTTGATAGTACTACGAACACTGATGGGGCAGAGGCAACTCTAAGACTTAACAGTGCGTCTAAGCAAGGTTGCGATATTAGGCTTAACACTTACGATTCAAATATAGCACCTTTTGGTGTCCATATTGAACGTGCTGCTGACAATGCCCAGACTTCTAATAAAGCTTATCTTAGTGTGCAAGGGAACCTGTACATGGATGGGGATACCATGCAGAGCAACGGTAAAACCATGTTTAAAACTAATGATAACTACCTGCGTATCAATGACCAAGCTCAATTCACTAGTGGTATCTACTGTGGCACTATGAAATTTAGGGCTGACGGACAGGTTAGGCTAGGAACGGGTGGTAACAATTGTATCATCGAGACTACTGGTAAAATCACATCACTCAATACTGTGACAGGTACTGATGTAATAGCCACGTCTGATATACGAGTGAAGCAGAATCTTCAGTCTATATCTAATGCTGCTCTTAAGCTGAGAACTTTACGTACTACAACTCACGACCGTCTTGATCAAGATAAGGTTGATGGGAAATACCCGCGTAGAGCATCAGTGATCGCACAGGATATTGAAGCGGTCCTTCCTGAAGCCATTAACTACATCGACGATGACACGCTAGGTACAAAGTTAACTGTCTCTGTCCCTGCAACTGTTGTGCTAACCATAGCTGCTGTAAATGAGCATACAGATACCATAGCTGCACAAGCTAAGACTATCGTAAGTTTAGAGGAGAGACTGGCTAGGTTAGAAGCTCTAGTGGAGGCGTCACATGGCTGATTTTCTTTATGATGTCACCACGTATAGTGATGCTGAAACTAACTTCCTAAGCGGTGGTGGTTCTCAGATATTAAGCTCAAACGACAGGTTGGCCTTTCGATGGGTCTCTCATTCGGGAGGCAATCAACCGTCGAATGTCTATGTTTCGGGATGGAGTTCTACAGCGTGGACAGGAACGGCAAGTGCAACGCTGACGCTAGGTGGAGGGTATGTTTATCATACAGTTAAAAACCCACCTACCGAGCAGTCAGATGTCTTGTCGATATCTGCCACTTCGTATGACTCAGCAACATTCACGGCGTATGTATCAGACGGTATAGATAATACACCTAATGCCTTCACGTTAGGTTCTAATGTAGTGGGCGCTAGTCCAAACAATGTTTACTACTCACGGAGTTTTGTCATATCAGGGTTGTCTAACGGGACATACGCAACGGTGTCCGCTTCAGGTACGGCTCAGATAAGCAAGAACGGAGACACGTACACAACAGGGACTCTACTTGTCTACAATGACGACAGAGTGTGGACTCGAATGGCTGCATCATCAAGTTACGGTTCGTCGGTCAATACAACTGTGAACGTAACAGGGGTAACGTCATATTGGGCTATAAGCACTATGGGCGACCCCGCTGATGGCACAATCCTAGAGTTTGGTCATGAGACTGGGAACATTACGCTCAATGATGTTAAAGCCTTCTTTGGCGGCGGTAATAATCTCGACAGTTACCGTAGGGATGAGTTTGTCCCTACGATATCCCCCGAAAATGACAGCATTACCAACAACCCAAGTGTGTGGTTGAGGCTCACGCACTTCAGAGGCACCGTCACATCATTCTACTGGAGTGTGCCACCGCCAAATAAGCAGGCTAATGGCGACACTATGCAAGGCAGCAACACTTATTACCTCACTTGGCAGTCTTCTATAGATTGGCAATTAGGATACGGGGCAGGGATGACCGAGGTGTGTGAGTATAAGTTTGCGTTCATAGAGCAATCTAAGGAGACGTTGTCATCAGGTAGTAGTTATCCTAACGCTGACGTACAGATGAATAGCGTGAGCAACACACAATGGGGGTTTAATAATAAGACTCTCGTTATTAGAGTCACGCCCGCGCAGGCCACGGAAGCCTTCTATGATGGAATTATTAGATGCTACGCAAGAAACACTATAGATACTTCTATCGTGGTTACATCAGACATCTATTACAACTTCGCATTTAGCGCAAACTAAATTCTTAACAACAAAACAAAAGGCACAACCATGATCACGACAACATTTACAGACCCGCAGGGCGCACTACATGAAAACGCAGTAGTTTATGTTCGCAACGCTAATTATAGTAAACAAATTAACGAATATTTCGCGCTAAATGTTAGCGATTTTGAAACTGTCACAAACCCCGATGCAAGTGTCTCTCAAAATATTAGATACAGCGCCTACTACTGGATAGATGCGGAAGCAAAAGCATCAGGGGCTGCACCGTATATCCTGGCTAACTCTGGAGATATGGATATGGATTTTGGGTTCCAACCAGATGAAAATTATGAAGAGCTAACGCTGGAAGCAAAGTGTGAGAAGCACCTATTAGACGTCGTGCTGCCGCCAATGCAAGCCTAGAAACAAAACTATACTAAATAAGTACTAACCTAAAAGCCCTTCTAGGTTTACTTGCCTGACCATCTTATACGATGTTTAATGTCCGTCGAACCCATACCTCCCTGGTAAGAGTTTATCCCTCCCTTAACTTTATCAAGAAGTTAATCTAAAAATGAATGATAGTACAAAGCCTACCTTAGAAGATCCCGCCAAGTTGACTGAGTGGGAAAACGAGCCGAAGCTCAGTCAACTTAAACAAGATTACGCTGATGCGAAAATTGAAGCAGATAAACATGTCACTGATGTAGATCGTTGGCTTGATAACCTGCATATCAAAGGAAGTGCGAAGATTGCTAAAAGCAAGAGTCGTTCTAGTATCCAGCCGAAACTTATAAGGAAGCAAGCAGAGTGGCGTTATTCATCCCTGTCAGAACCCTTCCTCTCTACGGCTGACGTTTTTAACGTCAGCCCCGTCACCTTTGAAGATAAGCAAGCTGCAGTACAAAACGAGCTAATCCTAAACCACCAGTTTAATAACAAACTTGATAAAGTACACTTTATCGATGAGTACGTTAGAACTGCTGTGGATGAAGGCACAATCGTTGTACGAACAGGTTGGGACTACGAACAAGAGATAGTAGAAAAAGAAGTACCGGTTTACTCGCAAAGAGTAAATACGGATCCTGCCTTTGCACAGCAATTGGCTCAAGCAGGACAGATGGCACAAGAAAATCCACAAGAGTTTGAGAAACAAGCTCCTGAAGATTTAAAGATGTCACTACAAGCTTCTATGGAAGCACAACAGCCTATTCAGGTATTCCAGTCAGGTACAGAGATGGTAGAAGAAACAGTTGTTCTTCGTAACCAACCTACTGCTGAAGTGTGTGACTACCGAGATATAGTTATAGACCCTACTTGTAAGGGTGTTTTAAAGAAAGCCAAGTTTGCTATATACCGTTTTACTACTTCTTTGGAAGAACTTAAAACAACAGGCATGTACAAGAACCTAGATGAAATAGTTACTAACACTAATTCTATTTTAGGTGAGCCAGATTATGATACTCCAGACAATGACACCTTTAACTTTAAAGATGAGCCACGTAAGAAATTCATGGCTTATGAGTATTGGGGTTTCTGGGATATCAACAATGATGGGAAACCAAAAGCATTTGTAGCTACTTGGGTTGGAGAAACATTAATACGTTTAAGTAGTAATCCTTTCCCAGACCAACAATTACCTTTCGTAACTATACCAACATTACCTGTACGCAATTCAATATATGGTGAGCCAGATGGTGAGTTACTTAAAGACAACCAAGACGTTGTAGGTGCAGTTACAAGAGGCATGATTGATATCATGGCTAGTAACGCTAGTGGTCAGAAAGGTCGTCGTAAAGATGCCTTAGACATTACTAACCAACGTAAATACGATAAGGGTGACGACTACGAGTTCAACGTTCATGTTGATCCTAGGCAAGCTTTCTACACACACGTACCTGCAGAGATTCCTAACTCTTCTCAGTTCATGTATCAAATACAGAACATGGAAGCCGAGTCTATGACCGGGGTTAAGGCATTCGCTGATGGTATCAATGGTGCATCACTTGGCGATACAGCCACTGGTGTGAATGGTGTACTTGCTGCTTCAAGTAAACGTGAGTCAGGTATCTTACGAAGACTTGCAGACGGTATAACTCAGATAGGTAATAAGTTTATTTCTATGAACAGCGAGTTTCTTGCTGATGAAGAAATAGTGCGTATTACTAATGACGAGTTTGTGGCCATTAACCGTGAAGCATTAGCTGGTTCATTTGACCTTAAACTATCCATCTCTACTGCAGAAGAAGATAACCAGAAAGCTCAAGAATTGGCTTTCATGTTACAGACTACTGGGCCTACTTCGGATCCAGGTGAAGTCAGAATGATTCGTGCAGAGATAGCTAGATTAAGAAGAATGCCTGAGTTAGCTAAGAAGATTGAAGATTATCAACCACAGCCTGACCCAATTGAGCAAATGAAAGCTCAATTAGAAGTTGAATTATTGAAAGCACAAATTGCTGAAGTTCAGGCTGAGGCTGCACAGCGGCAAGCCACTGCACAGCTAAACATGAGTAAAGCTGCAGAAACAGATTCACAGACCGACTTAAACAACCTTGATTTTGTAGAACAAGAGTCAGGTGTTAAGCAGGAACGTGACCTACAGAAGCAAGGCGAACAAGCCAAGTCCAATGCAAAGTTAGAAATGGTTAAGTCAGCCTTAGCACCAGAGAAACCTACTAAGTAATACCCACCACGGACTCCCTTTCTGGGAGTTCTTACATAAACCTAATCTGTGTCATTTTGGCCAGGACAAGGAATAACCATGAACGAACAAAGCATTAATGAACAAATCCAATCTGTAGAAGTAAGTATGGATCACGCTAAAGAAGCTGTAGAGAAGAGTAAGTCTATTGCACGTCTTGTTAAGAACCGTGACTTCAAGAAGATCATCCTCGATGGTTACTTTGAGCAAGAAGCTATTCGCTTAGTTACTTTGAAAGCTGATGCAGGCTTTCAGACTTCAGAAGACCAAGCCAGTATTCTTAAGCAGATGGACGGTATTGGTTCATTACGTGTATACCTCAACACTGTTAACCAACTAGGTGCAATGTCTGCCCGTGCTTTAGAAGAAGATGAGGAAACCTTAGCTGAACTAAGAGCTGAGGAATAACAGATGTCTGTAGAAGAAAACAATCCCTTATCAATGTCTGATGAGCAATTCATGGAATCAGGTTTACCACCTTTAGAAACTACTAAAGAAGTGTCAACAGACACTGATGAGTATGTAGAGGCGGTTGAAGAAGATACTGAGTCTGCAGCCGAAGGCGAAGCAGACGAAGAGGCATCAGTTAGTGAAGAAGTTGTTGATGCGGAAAATGAGACAACTGAGGTCGATACAGAATCTGAGGAAGAAACAGATGAAGCTGATGACTCTGAAGAATCAGTAGAAGAAGAAAAGTCTGTAATAGACTATGAGAGCGAGTATAAGAAGATATTGGCTCCCTTCAAGGCCAACGGTAAGGAGATACAGATTGAGTCTGTTGACGATGCCGTACAGCTCATGCAAATGGGCGCTAACTACAATAAAAAGATGGCTGCATTAAAACCCAACCTTAAACTACTTAAGATGTTGGAGAACAATAGCCTACTTACAGAAGAAAAGTTATCTTACCTTATTGATTTGGATCGCAAAGACCCAGATGCTATTAAGAAGTTAGTTAAAGATAGTAAGATAGACACATACGAATTAGAAAACTCCGACGATGCAAGTGAGTACAAACCTAAAACTTACACTGTCGATGATAGCGAACTAGCGTTAGATGCCGTCCTTGAGGATATCTCAAGTACTCCGACATATAGCACTACTGTAGATGTTATCGGTACTAAGTGGGATGAAGCTAGTCGCAAAGACATCGTTAAAAATCCAGAAATAATCAGAGTTATTAATGAGCATATCAGTAATGGTATATACGAGTTAATTAGCACTGAGACAGAAAAAGAAAAAATGCTTGGGCGGTTATCAGGAATGACTGATATCGAAGCATACCGCCAAGTAGGAGATCGACTTTATGCAGAAGGCAAATTTGGTGCTGCAACACCTCAAGCCGAATCCAGCAAAAGTATCGAGACACCTACGAAAACAAGAGCAAAAACCACAGACCCTAAAGTTGTTGAGCGTAAGCGTGCTGCCGCACCTACTAAGTCCAATCCGTCTGCTTCATCACCCACCGAAGATTTTAATCCCTTGAACTTGTCAGATGAAGAATTTGAAAAACAGTTCTCTAGCAAGTACACATAAATAGGTAGTTCACAACATGCCAGAATTAAAGCAGCAATATAAAGATCCAGCAGGCGACACACCCTCCAGTGTAGGTGCTCAGTTACGTACCGATCACTTTTCCAAGAAAGCGCTTATAGAAGCGGTTAAGGAAGAGTATTTTGGGCAATTGGCTTCTAGCCGCAACATGCCTAAAAACATGGGTAAGACAATTAAGCTTTACCATTACTTACCGTTACTAGATGACCGTAACCAAAATGACCAAGGTATCGATGCCGCAGGTGCAGCAATTGCCGATGGTAACTTGTATGGTTCATCTAAAGATGTAGGAACTATTAATGGCAAGATTCCTCTGTTATCAGAGAATGGTGGCCGAGTTAACCGTATTGGCTTCAAGCGTTTAGTACTTGAAGGCACAATTGAGAAAATGGGTTTCTTCGACGAGTACACACAAGAGTCTTTAGACTTTGACTCTGATGAAGACCTGATGATGCACGTTAACCGTGAGATGGTTGTTGGTGCAGATCAGCTTACTGAGGCTATGCTTCAATCTGATTTGTTGACTGCCGCCTCTACTATTAAGTATGCCGGTTCTGCAACTACTCAAGCTACTGTTACTCCAACTTCACTAGTTATTTATGATGACTTAGTTAAGCTTGGTATTGACCTTGACAACAACCGCACACCTAAGCAAACCAAAGTAATCACTGGTACTCGTATTATTGATACTAAAGTTGTTTCAGGTGGTCGTGTTATGTACTGTGCGTCTGAGTTGTTGCCTACTTTAATGGCAATGAAGGATTACCACGACAATCCTGCTTTCATTGAAGTGAAGCACTATGCTTCTAACGGTTCTACTCTACGTGGTGAAGTTGGTTCTATTGCTGGCTTCCGTATTATCAATCCTTTAGAAATGCAACGCTATGAAGGCACAGGCGCTACAGGTAACGGTACTAGTTATGAGACTGGCGGTAAAGTTGATGTATTCCCAATGCTTGTTGTTGGTGATGAATCATTCGCTACTATTGGTTTCCAGACTGACGGTAAGACTGTTAAGTTTAAGATTATCCACAAGAAACCAGGTGTTGAAACTGCGGATCGTACTGACCCGTTTGGTGAAACTGGCTTCATGGCTATCAAATGGTACTACGGCTTCTTGCCACTACGTACCGAACGTATAGCAGTATTGTTAACCGCTGCTAAGGCATAACACCCATAAGTAACCTTTCGCCCCCTTACAACCTGTAAGGGGGCTTTTTACCTTCCCACATACACTGAGTTAAACATATGACCGATATCACCAATGATGCTCCTAGCGAGTTAGACACATTAAAAGAACGTGCTAAAACTATGGGTATTAAGTTTCATCCAAGTATTAGCCTCTCTACGCTACGAGACAAAGTTAACGAATCACTTACTCCTGTTGTAAAAGAAACAACTGTTGCACCTAAATCAGATACGGCTAAGGCACGCCTATCAGCTTCTGCATTAGTTCGTGTGAATGTAGTCTGCATGAACCCAGCCAAGAAAGAATGGCCAGGTGAAATATTTATTACTGGTAATTCACAAATTGGTACCTTTAAGAAGTATGTCCATTTTGACACTACTGATGGTTACCATGTTCCTAAGATCATATTCGATATGATTAAGGCCAAGAAATTCCAGATGTTCAAAACAGAAATCACCAAGAATGGTGTATCTAAGCGTGTAGGTATGCTTGCTAATGAGTTTGCCATCGAAGAGTTACCGCAGCTTACTAAAGCAGAATTAGCTGACTTAGCTAAGCAACAAGCAGCGAGAGGCTAATATGAGTTTTGAGTCGCTTACTGAGGGCACGATAGAAGGTAACGGTATCTTTGACCGATTGATGGCTGTTACCAAAGCACACCTTGATACAGAGTATTCTAAGAATAGGTTATCAGGTGAAGAGTACGCTAAAGCTTATACTGCTATTACTACTACAGTTCTACAGCAAGCGATTCAATTCCAATTAACCGATGCACAGTCTGCAGCACAAGTAGCCCTTACTGAAGCGCAGACAGCTAAAGTACTTTTGGACACTGAAGTGTCCACAGTACAGAAAGCTAACTTAGTACTTGAAGGTGCCAATATACTTAAGCAGGGTGTAAGCCTTGATAAAGAAATTCAATTGGCAGATGCCCAGTTAGCTAAGCTAGCTAAAGAAACATTAATGGTTGCTCAACAAACTGAATTACTTGTTGTTGATACAGCTAACAAGACTTTAGAAGGTCTACAGATTGCGGCACAAACAGCCAGTATTGCTATTAGTGATACTAAGACGCAATCTGAGGTATTAATCTTAAACCAACAGTTACTTAATTTGGGTACTGAGAGAGCCAATGCAGTATTACAAGGTGACTTAATACTTGAGCAAATTAACAAGCTACAAGCAGACATTCTTGATACAAATGCAAACGTTACTTACAGAACTAAGCAATCAGCTTTAGTAGACCAACAAGTAACTAATTTAACTGCAGATGCATTGAACATACCTAAGCAGGGTATTGTACTAGACAGGCAGGCTTTTAAATTAGATGAGGATATTACTTCTTCTCAACTTGACCAACTACAAACCCAGAAGCAAACAGACATGTTAACTGCACAGATTAGTAAGTTGTCTTCTGACATAGCATTGATAGATTCTAATATAACTAAGACAACTCAAGAGATTAGTGTATTGGCTCAGCGTGCTAAAACAGAAGAAGCGCAGATCAGGGACACTGTAGATGGTCTTGCTGTTACCGGTGTTGTTGGTAAGCAGAAAGCCTTATACGCAGCTCAGACTGAAGGTTATGCCAGAGATGCAGAGCAGAAGGTTCTTAAAACTATGGCCGATGTATGGGCCGTACAGAGAACCACAGATACAGGTTTTCAACCTACTGCCGCTGGATTGGGTAACGATGCTATAGCTGCTGTAGTGGCCAAAGCTAAGTCAGGTATTGGAGTGGTTTAATGCCTGCCAGTAAAAACAATTTAAAGAATGGGGAGAGGGGGGCGTAAGCCTCCTTTTTTTGTTATGGGGATATTTAGTAGTAAATATAAAACATATGTGGCCAGCACTTCGATACCATTATTTGACTTAGACCCTGAGCCACTTAAAGAGAGTGTACTTAGCAGTATAATACGTGGAGAGCGCGTAGGTCAGAATCTAATACAAGATGCTATAAATGGTGGTTCTGGTAAGTTAGATAGATACTATCAGTATGGTAGGGACAACTATGCCAGAGGGCTACCAAGCGGTACCTTTGAGCAAACCATATTACAGTCAGATGATATAGTGGCTTATATTGAATCACTTGAAACAGACTCTGTAACAGTTACTTCAGTAGACTTTGAATTAGATGAACCAGAGTTCTTTCTTAAAGACCACTTGGTTACTGAGTACGGGCACAACAGGTTTAAAGGAACAGTCACTGATATACCTGCCGCTACTTTAGCTCAAATGGATATAGATGAATCCAATTACCTAGCAACAGTACAGGCCACATTAGAAGGATACCTGCCAGCGCAGCGTGTAGGTATCCCTGTAAGTAGAACAGTAGAAACACCGGTTAATTATCAAGATAGGGTAGCCACTAAAGTAGAGGTATTTACTGTAACAAGTGAAGAGAAAGCCCTACTTATACCTATTACAAAAAGACAAAACTTTATAGATAATACCGAGATTAATGCAGGAACACCCACAGTCATATCTTACGACATAAACTTCAGCAGTAGGTTAGGTATAAAGGTTACGGGTAAAGCAGTAATATCCTACAAAGAGGATGTAACTACGCACTATGTGTTTGATGACGATGCTTCAGAGACAACACCTATTTCATTACCTGGCTTAAGTAAAAATACGACTCCTGTATTAGAGACATTCATTAATTCGTTTACTTACCCATATACTGAGGTTTACACAAAAACCGTAAATAGGAAGATGCCTTATTACTACATAGAATATTTCACTACATTCTCAGAGTTAGATAAGCCTGATGTACTCACACCAAAGCACTTATTTTATTCAGAAAGTGAAGCTAGTGTAATTGGTGCTGCGTTTCCTAAAGGAACAAGAGAAGATATTAATCCGTACTACCCAGTAGTAGTACTCAGAAGAGACAACGTAGACTTATTTACGCCTGCAGATGCAGAAACCATTACTTACACTACAAGCCAAAAGCTCCTAGATATCTATGGTTTAAATGCAACAGACCTTGCAGATAGTATAAACCAGAACGAGGGTATTGACTCAATAGACCATGCTTACTTGGTTTCAGGTATAAATCTAAACACAGATAAGCAAAGTGGTTTGCGGTACTTAATAGAATACTTTGACTATATCTCTGATGTAACAAATGAGCCCCCATTACCTTCTGTAGTTACAACCGGTAATAGATCACTTAATATTTATAGAGATGTAGCGCTAAGAGTAGGGGTGAGCTATGGTGTAAATTCTGTAAAAATATTAGAAGGTGGTTTAGACTCCTCGATGTACTGGAGCAGCATAACCAAAGAATTGATACAGGGTAAAATAGGTACTACTGGTTTTGTTAAATCTAAAATAGATATTGTAGGTAATGTTGAGTTAATTACTTTTTCGCATCAAATTGACCAGAACACTTACAGACAAATTAAGATTTATGGCCTTAAACATATTAATAGTATTTACCAACAGCATACTGTAGTAACCACTTTAAAAGACTTAGTAGAGAATGATGATGAAAATAGTTTCATTATTCCACTTAATAGTTTAGTAGTTAATAGTTTAGATGTCTTTACTAAGAGTGCATTATTCTATGCAGCACCACACTTGGTGTTTTATAGTTATGACCGCGTAAAACTTAAGTGGTACCAGACAAGTTTATTTAAAGTTTTCATGATTGTGTTGGCCATAGTTGTGTTTGTGTTTACTGGTATAGAAATATACAGTATATACGCTGCAGCTATCGCAACTGGAGCTACGGTTGGTGTAGCACTTTGGGCCGTAAGTGTTTATATAATAAATCTAGTACTAACTAATGTTGTACTTTCTTACGCTTTTAAATACGTAATTAAGGTACTAGGTACAGAATTTGCTTTTTTAGCTGCTATAATGGCGTTTGCATCAGCCGCTTACGGCAACTTCGCAGGAGTTGAGTCACTAGCTGCTACATGGGCATCAGAGTTAATGATGCTCAGTACAGGTATAAGTAAAGCCATTACTGAAAGTATGGCTGAAGATTTAGAAGACTTGCTAAAAGAAGCGAGTATCTTTGAAGCAGAAGCAAAAGATTTAATGGATGAGTTAGAGCAGAAGCAAGAATTACTTGCACCCTCTAAACTACTCGACCCATTTGAATTTATTAGGACAGAGCCATTAAACGACTTTAATGAGACACCTACTAATTTCTACAACCGCACAATACACAACGTTAATGTTGCATCGCTTAGTTACAGCGCAATAGAAGATTTCGTTGATCTCAATTTAGCCCTACCAAAAGTTAATCATAATTTTTAAGGATCCTTCCTATGGCAGTAACAGAGAGCTGGTTTAACCCCCAAACACCAATGAACTATTCAGTACCTCAAACCAATATGTTTGAGGGTATGGGTGGTATTAACGACACAAGCCAAAGTTGGGGTAACTTTGGTAATTCTACAGGTAATAGCCCAGGTAAAGTAAATTCTTCTTGGAGTGCGCTAGGCGGTAAAAATGACGATGGCTCTACCACTAACGGTTTTCTCATGCCAGGACTACAAGCAGTAGGTGGGCTCGCCAATGCATGGCTTGGTTTCCAGCAACAGAGCTTGGCTAAGAAACAATTCGCCTTTCAGAAGTCTGCTTTCACTCAGCAGTACAACCAACAAGCCCAATCCATGAATACACAGCTAGCTGACAGACAGGCTGCCAGAGTAGACGCAGGTGGTAACTACCAGTCAGTAGGTGACTACATGAATGATAATAAAATACAAAGCTATGGTGCACAGCCTAATGCACAGCCACAAGTGGCGGCACAACAGAACCAACAACCTCAGCAAGCTAACTACCGTAGACTTCCAGGAGTTGCATAATGGCTAACGTAATAACTTGGCGTAACATCAATGCACCCAGCTTCGCTGGAGTGCAGCAAGGCATGGCATCTGCAAGAGAAGGTATTTCAGATGGTATAGCTGGATTACAAGGCGCACTACAGACTGTCAGAACCAATAATGATAACTCTTTCGATGAAGCTCGTGATATGAAAACACAGAGCTTAATGGATCAGATACAAGGCTTAGGCAACTTAGATGGTTATGGTGACTTGAGTACTGATGTACGTAGTCAGTTAGATGGTATGGGTTCTGGTCAAGTAGACAAGAGTAAGATACTGGCTTCACTAGGCCAACGCGATGATACTCTTCGTACTGACGCTACCAATGAGTACAACTACAGTGAAGCACAACGTAAGCAACGTGAAGACCCTATAATTGCTGCAGCACGTTCTCGTATACAGAATGGTACAGCTACTATAGATGGTCTATCTGGTTTAGATATTCAGGATACTTCAGGATTAACTAAGAGCTTCAATGATAAGTTGAGATCTGATAAAGATTACGCTTATGGACAAGATCAAATCAGGCAGTCAGAAGTAGGCGCACAAGGCGCAATTAGCCTAGGACAGACAGCACAAACTGAGGGTGACTTAACTCGTATACAGAATAAATATATTAAAGATAATAACCTTAAAGGTAGACACGCTACTGAATTTAAAGCTGCCACTGATGCTACCTATAAACGTGCCAATACACTAACCACTGAAGCCAATAATGAAATAACGGATAGAGCTAGTCAATATACGTCAAGTGTAAGTTCTCTCTCAAGACAGAGGGATTTCGTTAAGCAACAGACCATACCTGCGGTTCTACCGGAAGAAGTAGAAAGTTACTCTAGTGACTACGCTAAGTCAGATGCTGTTAAGTATATTGGTGAGCTTTCTGGTGAAACGCCTACATTCCAGATTAACACACCAACAGCATTACTCAACTCTGGGGTAGAAGGCAAAGAAAACGGTATCACTTACGCTGAGAAAGGTATAAAAGAAATTGAAGAGAAGCTTTTGGCTGATATTGCTAAGAGTTTACCTACTGAAGATGGCAAAGTTACTTCTACAAGCCAGTTACACGAAAACTTTAAGAGAGATGGTATACCCGGTATAGTAGTAAAAAGAGCTTTTGATAGGACTGCAAGAGAAGGTAGTGAAGAGAGTAAAGGTGGTGAGTGGGAGTATGAACAGTTCACAAACCTTCTTAAAGAAGAGTTTAAGGCTTACGCTTCTTACAAGGATAAGATATTCAAATCACAACAGTTCGATAAAGAAACAGAAAATCAGTTAAGTACACTTACAAAACAAAATGCTGATAATCTAAGAAAGTTTGAGAAGCAGCATCGTGGATTCCAAAAGTTCACTAACCAACCAAAATAAGTAAATAGTACTCTCCCCATAATACCTAACCAGCCTATATGTTCTCGACATATAGGCTGGTTCTACATAGGAACTCGCAATGAGTGATCCAAATCTTGTACCTCAAACCACCTCCTCCATACTAGAAAACGCCATAAACAGAAATCAACCCAAAGTAGCTAATGCCACCACAAACAAACTTGCCAAACTAAGTAAAGCTGCAGAAGTAAACTCTCAAAAATTAGCTTCTATTACTGAAGAACCATTAGGTTACGTCGACGCTAATATCGCTGAGCGTATGCGTAGAGCAGTACAGAGTACTGGTGCTTTTGTTGGTGACAATGACCTTGATACAATATCTGGTGCAACACTTAACACAGTTACTGCTATAGCACTAGATGCAGCGCGTATAGCAGGTAACTTTACATCTGCTGGTGATAATGAAGAAGCAGTTGGTTACTTAAGTAAATTAAGCGATGCTGCCAGAGATGCCCTATACAAAGAGAAGCAGGGTATAGCCTTAACTCCAGAAGAGTCTGCTGAACTAGATAAGCCTATCGATATAGGTAAAAAGTCAGATCATCAGTATGGGGGTTTTACAGACACCGCTGAATTAGTTGGTGCCCGCGAAGTGTATGATAAGTATAAAACAGCACAACAAAAAGCGCAGAAAGATAAGAACTACTACACCGAAGATACTTGGCTCACTAAAGGGTTTAACACACTTAAAAGAGAGCAGCTTAATCGAGATTTAGCCGGTGCTTGGGACAGCATGGATGATGCAATATCTAACGCTGATGGAGTGTTTGACACTATAAAAGTGGGCGCTAAGCTGTCTGAGGGTGTAGGTGCCTTATTAGATAACGTAGGTGCAACCGTAGAGTACGCTGCTGAGAGTGCACTAAGTACTGTATTATCTGTAAACCCTTATACCGCTATAGCTAATACCTTAGCTTACTCTAGTGATGTAAGGTCACAGAATCTTAGAAACAGTGACGAGGAAACAGAGAGGTTAGTAAGTAAAGCTAAGCAACGTGAGTTAGGCCAAGAAGCATTATTAGCCGGAGGCTTAGAGTATATAAGTAACGCTACATTAGCTTCAGTCTCTGGATTAAAAGCTTTAAGTAGGGCTGGCAAAGCTAAAGTACCTTCTAAAGAGGCAGTCAAGAAATCATTATTAAAATCCACTGCAACCCGTGTAGCAAAGACTACAGGAGCTATCGCTCAAGAAAGTGTAACAGAAGGTATCCAAACAGCCATTGAAGGGGACAACTTTGGTAAAGACTTCAACCTTAAGGAGGATGGTAAAGAAGTATTCACAGGTGCTGCCATAGGTTTAGGTGCTGCAGGCGTAACTACAATTCCTAGTCAAGCACTAGGTGTAGTAAAAGACGGTACTAAGGGTGCTATACAAGCCACCACTAATAAAGTAATAGCCAAGGCTAACGCAAATAAAAAGAAAGAAGCTGCCTTAGACTCTGTCGTTGAATCAGGGGATTACAACTCATATGTAGAGGCAGCTCTTAATGAGGATATTACTACCGATAAAGGTAGTGTTAGATCTGCATTAGATACCATTACTAAACTATATGATGTTGCGAATAATAAAAATACTTTAGATGCAGATAAATCTAGTGGACTTTTAAAAGCATACACAAGTACTATCGCGGCCGCTTTTGAGCAAGAGGATAAGTTATACGCAGAAAGAGATAGGACTACTGACCCTAAAAAGATTAAAGAAATTAATGAAAAGATAGGGGTACTTCAAGACGTTATAGAAAATAATGATCTTGTAAGAATGCAAGCCAAAGAAGCAGGTTTGATTAAATCAATGGACACCGTTAATAGTATAACGGCCTCAACAGACAGGGACGCAAAGTTTGAGATTGATGCTCAGCGTATCTTTGATACTAATGAGTACAATCCAGGTGCGTTAAATACGGAACAGATGACTGCATTATTATCGTCAGATAAATGGACATCGCAAGAACGCACACAGCTTGAAGCATCGGCTGAAGTGGTTAAAGCACAAGAAGAGTCCAACGCTTTCAAGGAAGAAGGTAAGCTTAAAACAAAGGAGCAAGTACACGGTGAGGTTATTGCCGGTAAGCGTACAGCAAATCCTGAAATCCCTAATGTATTTGGGAGTAACAACTATAGGCAGATGGTATTCTCTGCCATAAATGAAGGTAATACTGAAAAAGTAAAAGCAATCCGTGAGAAGTTCCAGTCTTTTGCTCAAAGACACATAGACAAAGCAGAAGTCTTTAAGACTGCATACGCTCCCTATGCTAGAAGAACAGTAGCTCAATCCAGTAGAGGTAATCCTGCACCTGAACCAGCAACACAAGCTGAGCTAGATGCTGCCCAATATATTCGTGATAATTACAAGACACTAGCTGGCCCAGGCTTCGAGGTAGTTAATACTTCTGCTGGCCCAGTGGTTCAGTCTATTCAATTAGAAGCTGCAGTACTTGCTGCTACGTTAGCTGAAGTAGATGTGGCTATAACAAACGGTAAGCGTGAGCCTGTAGTTACAGAAGAAGTAACCCCTACTAAAGTCGAACTAACTAAAACAGGTAAACATACTCCTAAAGACCAAGTTAAGTCTGATCAAGCTAATAAGTTTATAGGTGTTGGTTCAGAGAAGTCTTCTACAAACCAGTATGCTAAAGACTGGGGCGACAATGCTAACACTGGCTCCTATGAAGCTACTGACACCGTATTTATTAGTGCAGAGGGTAATCGCAGCAACAGAGTAGATACTGACTTGTCTGAGGTTGATAGAGCCATTACAGCAGGTGCCACTATTATTACTGATACCTCTGGTCATGGTAATAGTAAATACAATGAAGTAGGTGAAGGAAAGTTACAAGCCTACTTAACCAGTAAGGGTTACACGGCTAAACAGGAGACTGTTGATGGACATTCTTTTAATAAATGGAACAAAGTTACCCCAACAGAAAATAATGTCACTGAAGTCGTTACAGAGCCACCTGCTACGCAGGAGCCTCAAGAACAAGTAGAGGAAGTAGTTGCTGAGCCGCAGGCAGAAGCAACTGTAGAAGGTGATGTAGAACCGGAACCATCTATTATTAATGACACTGTTGTAGAGCCAGAACAAACAGAAGCTGCTACTAAGTTAGAAGAGGTCACTGGTAGGATTACTGCACTCAATGATCAAGTGGCTGCCATCGATGAACAACTCTCCAATGATAATGCATCACAGCGTCGTAGGGATGCCATTATAGCTCTTGGTTTAAACAGTAATAGTTTGACCGATGCAGATAAGAAAGCTGTCCGTGCAAAAGTAGATGAAACAAAAAGAAGTCTTCTTGATGATAAGAAGAAACTTAATAAAGAAATAGAAACAATCACTAAGAAAGAACTAGCCCAGGCTGAAGCAGCAGTGGTTAGTGAAACGTTTGCTGATGATACCGAAGGTTATACGGATAAAGCGCGAGAAACCATTCGTAATATTATCCGTGCTGGCTTAGAAGTTGAAGGTGTTAAGGGTCTTTTCAAAGCAGCGGAAGGTGATAAAGAAGCTACTAAAGATGTTCACAGTAAGCTTAAAGAAGCTACTGCAAAGGTTAAAAAGCTTAGGTCTGATCTAAAGGTATTATTAGGCACAGCAGAGAAGTTCAGTGCTGCACAAGAAATAATGGATGGTTACTCAGATACTAAGTTTGGCCGTTGGTTCCAAGTAGGTAAGCCAAAGGGTGTAATAGGTAATGTACAAGGCGTAATAGCTAGGCTTAAAGTATTACCAGAGCTTGCTTTAGCTTACGCCCAGTCAGAGTTTATTATGTCTCCTCGTAAGAGTGCGGCTATAAAAGATTTCGTTGGTTTTGCTGAAACATTCTCTAAAGTACTTAATGACCTGTCGCCTCTAAATGTATTAGACATACATGTGCATAACCGTATGAATGCGGCGTTCTTAAAAGATGGAAAACTTACTGATTCTGCATTAGCTGCTATGTCTGCTGCTGCATATAGCTTCTTGGCTTTTGAAGCCAAAGGTACTATTTACCCGAGCCCTACTGACATGGCTAGCTTACTTGGTTTACCAGATAAGGACAGCGTAGGTTCAAGCGATTACATTAATCACAGTGACATGGGTGTTAGTCGTATCAGGCTTGCCAGTGGGATAGGGAGAGATATAGCAGGTGCACTTGGCATAGACTACAACCCAGAAACAACCAATGCGGATAAGCAGTCTGAGCTTCATACTACACTGGGTAACTTTGTTCTTGGTGCTTTACAGCATAAAGGCTTCGTAGAGTTACACCAAAAGACAGTTCAATCTACTTTGAAAACCAAAAATGGTAAGCCACTTAAGAAAGGCGAGAAAGGAGATGTAGTAGACAGATACCTCACAGGTGTGCGGGTAGCTACTTTGGAAGATGGTAAGGAAATGATACCTACCGTACAAAGTAAAATTGACATCAATGAAGACACTGACCGGGTCGTAGGAGAGTTACTTAATCCAAGTAAAGCTGCTACAGCTCCTAGCCTAGCTCCTGTATTAACCACAGCAGACAAGTTAAAGAACACTGTACGAAACGTAGCTGACACAGTCAGTAAGATGCTTTTGCAAGCCCAGGCGAAGCCGTGGGGCTTGTCAGAACAAACAGACAATATCATGCAGTTATTTGATGGTGCCCAACTTGATAAGGTACTAGGTCTAGTTAGTAAAGAAGATTTAGCTAAGATGACAGAAGGTAATCGAAAGATGCATCTTGCTAAAAACTCAGCAATACAGAAGGACTGGGATAACCTACAAAGTTACCGAAACAGCTTGAAAGGGACTAAGAAGGGTTTAGCTACTCCATTCTACTTTACCTATGCACCTTGGAAAAACCTACGTGTGGGTATAGCAAACACATTGGTTAACCCCCAATCCTCTAAAATAGTAAGGGGATTAGTTGGCTTAAAAAAATGGAAAACTGAAGTAAGTCTTAATGACCAAGTTATGCAGGACAACTTCTTATATGGTATTGCCCAAGGACTAGACTTTAAAGTTAAAGGTCTTGGTGCAGACAAGTTGACTATGCCTACGCTACTTGCAGCTTTAACTAAAGAGCTAAATATAAGTGAACTGGATGGCGTTACTAAGCTTGAAGAGAATAATGAAACCCCTCTTTTTGTAGAGGCAGCTCAAGCTATACATATGATTAACTCTGATGCTGATATTAGTACTGAAGATATGGCTTCATCCAGGGAAGTAATAGTGAGGGCCATAGAGAAAGCTGGGGAGAATACCCACACATTACTCGCACTTACTAATCTAGGAAGATTCTTGGATGCTAAGAAGAATGGCAAAAAGTCTTTTACTTCTGATATCTGGATTGAGCTAGATGGTATTACTAATGGACCAGCCATTGGTTTAATACAATTTGGTAACCACGACATGGCAGGTCTTTTAGAAAAAGCAGGTGTCTACTCTGATGAACGTCGCTCTAATGGTGAGTTCAAGGAAAGTGGTGAGAATGATATGTATGAGACTCTAAAAGAGGAGTGGAGTTCTAGTATCAGCGCAATGATGACAACAGCTAAAGCTAATAACGATGTTGGAATAATTAACGGGTTAAATGCAATAAAGCATTTTATGGGTAGCATTGTAAGAAGCACTGCTAAAGGTCCACTCATGACTAATGTGTATGGTGCTGGATTGGGAGGCATACTTGATGACTTCGGTGAGTCATTACTTGAAAGCATCAATACTAAAATAGAAGAAGTTGTTAACGACGATAGCAAGACCACTACTCAAAAGAATAAAGAGTTAGCTAAGATTAATAAGTTCATTAGCTACTTATCAGGTAGCAGGGATAACTTGGTTTTAAACGGTGACCCTAAATTCTTACTTACTAAAGAAGGTGCGCTTAACTTTAAGACACAGGCTGCAATAAAGAATGCTGCTGGCGGTTTGCACTATGAGTCACTAGGTAATGCAATAGATAGTATGTTTGAAGGATTCAAAGAGAACAGAGCAGAGTACAACGGTGCAATGCAATCTATGAATGAAGCATTCATTATAGCATACAAAGAAATGGTGGCTAAGAAGACACAGGAACTCACTGAAAGCGGTAGTATGCAAAAGGGTGACTATCTACCGCAAGTTGAGATAGACAAGATCATAGAGCTACTGCAGCCGCTTATGCCCGCAACTCAAATATCTTTTTCTGATAACGCTAATGAGCAACTACAAGTCAGTAAGACTGAGATGGTTACTAGGAATCCAGGTGATAAGAAGAAAGGTATTAAACGCCAGGGTGACGTAGTAACACAATTCTCTAAGCCGCTGAACAATAATGGTAGCTCTACATTAACCAACGCACCAACCACAGTAAGTTTTGTAGAGTACATTGCTTCAGGTGCTGCTATACAGTTTATTCACTCTATCGATGCAACCATAGCTCTGAAAATATTTACCAAGTATGACGTACTTAACGTATTTGACGGTTTCCCTTCAAGTGTAGAGAACGTTGCTGAGGTGGCTAAAGCACTTAACGAAGCCATGCATGACTTAATGAATGAGCGCCATGTCTACCGTGAGTTAGCAGAGACATTAGAAAAGTCACAAGAAGCACTTGCACAACTTGTAGAGGGTGGGCACATATCACCTAATAAGAAAATAGTTACTTTATTGGCAGGAGCCAGAAACAAAGTAATGCTTGTAGAGGTTATGACTGAGAAGCCAATACAAGAATTTAAGGACAGTATCGAGCATGTTAATCACTACAGCTTTGAAGGTGCTGGTTTTGAAACTCCACTGGGTAAATCTAATCGTGAGAAGCGTGAAGCTAATGATCAGAGGGGTCCAGTTATTGCTACTATTCCTGTTACCCCTACACCAGTTACTGAGAGTAACCCTTGGGGCAAACTAGGTAGAAAGTCTGCTACCCAGTTTAGTACTACAGTTGCTAATTTTGATAATGTGGTAGACCTGTTTGAGCACATAAAAGACAACTTTGCGGTGGGTAACATTGATGTACTGGGTACACTAATTAATGACCTATTACCATTGGTTTCAAAAGACTTGAAGCTTGTTGTTATAAATAAAGACACACCTTACGACCCAAGACTAGAAGCACTAGTTGGTTCCAAAGGTGGGTACGTTGCAGAAACTAATACTATCTATTTAAAGTCTACAGACTTTGTAGTAAATGGTATGACCCCTGAAACTGTAGCCCATGAAGTGCTGCACGGTATGACCTCAAAGCTAATAAATGAAGTAAGCGGGGAAGTTAAATCGGGTAAGTCACCACGTAACCCTGCAGCACATCAAGCGGTTAAAGAGCTGCAAGCTTTACTTATTAAGACTCGCAAACTTCTAGGTAACAAAGCTACTACTAATATGCGTAGAGGGCCACTGTCTAACGTTAAAGAGTTTGTTGCGTATGGGTTAACTAACCCAGAGTTCAGGGAAACAATCCAGGG